GTAGGCATAGCCGGTCAGCTCTGGCGCCGCCGCGCAGCCGACGAACAGGAACGAAGCGCTTTCGAAATAGGAGGTGCAGATGATCAGGTGCGTGCCGAAGGCATGGCAGCACACTTGAGCGAGGCGCACCCGCCAGGCCGGCGGTTTTCCATCCGAGCCGGCGGGAACCCTGGCTTCGCCAGCCATGCTGGCCAGCACGTCGCCCATCTCCAGGTTGTAGGCTTCCATCAGTTTGTGGGCATGACGCAGCGCGATCTCGGCCTCGTTCGGGTTGGAACCCCGCCCCTTGGCCATTTCCAGGCACTTCTTGATCTTGTCGAGGATACGGTCTTGGTCCATGTCACACCCCCGCGATATCAAGAGGAATGGAGCGGTACTGGTCGGTGTCCCCGACCCGCTCCTGGATACGCACGTACGCCTTGGTGCTCACGACCTGGACAGCCTCGCCGATGGCCTGCATTGCACGCTGCCAACGTTCGTCATCGATCTGCAGGCGGCGCAGGGCAAGCACACTGCCGGTACGGATGTTCCCTGCTTGGTCCACGCGGAACGCATCGTTGATCAGCGTGATGACCTCTGCGCGAGCGCCTTCTGTCCATTCGTGGAGGCACTCGTCGATCAACGCCTTGGCCGCCTGCAGGCGCTCGTCGAAGGCGATGTTGTCGGCCATGGCCCGAATGACCTTGTAGCGACCGTCGAAGCTGACCAGGGAGGCGTTGCCCTTCTTGCCACCTACCTTCGCCTGGTACTGCTCGGCCGACAGTGTGATGAAGGCTTCGATATCGCCGAATGTCGCCAGTTTGAAATCCAGCAACGCCTTGTTCAGAGCCTTCCCCTTGGCAACGATCTCCTGCACAAGGCGGTCGCGCTCCAGGTCGATGGGCTTGATCATTTCTTCAGGTACCAGGCGCCCCTTGGCGTCCATGCGGTACCCGGCGGGAACGTGCACTACTTGTTCAGCCATGGGGTGTTTCCTCTTCGGGATTCGGTACAACGCTCATCTCAGCCAGAGAGACGAACGCATTCAGGATGTGTCCGCAGTTGCTGCAGGTGATCACCAGCTCGATCAGGCTCGGGTCATGAGCTGCAGAGCCTGCGGTGATTTCGGGGTACGGAGTGCTGCACGCGGGGCAGTCGATTTCCAGAACATCAGCCATGGGGACGTCCCTCCAGCTCGGTATCAATCTGCAGGTCGAGCGCGTCACCCTGTGCGAGGAGCAGCGCCGTGGCCTTCACTAGGTTCTTTCGAACGTCCAGGCTGGGTTTCCACCAGGATGGCTCGAACGGCCACCAGCCCGGCACCAGTTGCGTCAGGCACGGTTCTCGTTCTGGCTGGCAGATCTGCGTAACGGCTTCGTCGGCGTAGCAGGTAGCAGCCAGCGCTAGTTCACCGCCTCGGTGCTCAGCGTCATGGTCGGGGCTGAAGCCTTCCTGTCGGATCTGTCGCTGCCGTTCTGCCAGCACATCCCGAGCGAAAGCAGATACCGGCTGCTGGACCGGCATCGCGAAAAGAGCGATCACGTTCTTGCCATCCTCAGCCCATTGCTCCGCTCGGTTTGGATCAGCCGTGTGGTCCGAGATCCAGGCGCCGTCGAAAATGGCCCATGCCACAGGCTGTACTTGCGGCGCCCCATAGAGATGGGCTGTGCAGCTCATGAGGTCGGGGTAGCCACCAGGACGTCCCATTCGGTGTTTGCCGTTCTCCAGCGGCACGCCGGCCTGGCAGCCATCGCACTGGTTCCGCTGTGTGTCGTTGTTCATCAGTGCACCCTCCCAGCAGTCTGCTGCTCGGCCTTGAGGTGCAGGTAGTAAGCGGCCAACTGCTCCAGCTCGGCTTCATACGCCTCGTGTTGATAGGCCAGCTTCAACTCCGCCAGCTTGATCAAGATGTTGTTCGCGTGATTGAGCTGCTGATTCAGCGTGTGGTTGATGGTCTTCAGCTCGACCATTTGCTGGTCCTTAGCGAACCCATCGCGCAGAACATCCTTCAGGGCCAGGCGGCAGTCCTCCTCGCTCATGGCATCAACGTCCATCAGCGGGGTGTAAGCATGGGTGATGACGGTCATTGATCCTGCTCCTTCACCGGGGTCGTCCAGGCCACGTCGACGTCGAGCAGGCTGACGACATGGACGGTGACCATCCCGTAAGTGGTCTGGCGAATGCCGCGGATGGCGTTGCGGAAGCGACGGTGCAGCCGCAACGAATCCTCTTCGCGGATGAACAGGCGGCGATCGAGCACCGACGTCTGCTCAATCGGAATGCCGGCCTGGCGCAAGGCGCGGGTGGCGCTGTTGACGGCCTCCAGGCAGCGGGCCAGCTCTGGCGTCAGTACTGTGCAGAGCGGCAGATGGGTATCTTTCGGCTGCTCTTCAGGGAGGCGGCCAGTGATCGGTACGACGTTCATCTCACACCCCCTTGACCACATCAGCGGTAATACGGCTTTCACCGATCTCGGCAGCCAGGTTCAGCGCTGCGTTGAAGAGGTTTCCGATAGCCAACGGATAGAGCTGGCTGGTTCCGTCCTTGCCGGAGCTGGCGAGGCGTTCAACGATGGCGTGGATGCCACCCTGGTCGATCAGTTCGTCCAGCTTCTTGCCGGCGCGTCCGACACGAAATGCCAGGTGCTGCTCTACATCACCCGAGGGGATGGCCGGCAAGATGGCGATCTCGACCCGCTGGGCTACTTCGCGCACGTCGGCGTTGCGTGGCGACAGCTTGATGAGCAGTTCGGGCTGACCGATCAGGATGATGCTGAGCAGCTTGTCAAATCCGTCCTCGAACTGATCGCGCATGCGCTTGAGGTGGTTGAGGGTCTGGGTCGGGATCGAGTGCGCCTCTTCTATGATCACGACATGACGGTTGCCGGCGGCGTATGAGTTCTTGAGGCAGGTGTGGACCTGGCGGAAGCGAGCTTCGGGGCTGGACTTAGGTGTTTCCAGCGGTGCCACGGCATACATGATGGCTTCTGCGATGTGAGTCGCTTTCAGGGTCTTGCCCTTGATGTCGTTGGCCTCCATGCCAACCACGAAGGGGTCGATGGTTATGACCGGCTCGTTGCGAAGACGGTGGGTCAGATCGCGACGCAGAGTGCTCTTGCCGGCACCGGACTCGCCCACGATGGCGAGGAAGCCGTCATGGCGTGCGGTTTGGTACATCGATTCGCGGATGTAGCGAATATCGCCGCTGAAATACATGTCTTCGGCGCAGCGTAGATCGCCAAACGGGTCGACCATCACGCCGAAGGCGCGCTTGGTGTCTGGCCGCAGGGATTGTTTTGCCATTAGCATGTCGGGGCACTCCTGGTTTTCGTGATTGGTTTCCGGGGTTGCAGGAGTCGCCGCGTTGGCGCGCGGCGACTCCACTTCTTCTTCCAAGGCGGCGATGTCGCCGTCTTGCGCACCAACGTCATAGAGCCAGTCGGCCATACGGCCCCACAGCTCCTGCTTGTCGATGGACTTGGGCCACTGGTCGTGATTGACCAACTGAGCGATGGCTGCCGGGCTGAGCTTCATCGCCCTGGCCAGATCAGCCTGGCCAAGGCTGAGGGTTGCGAGTACTTCCTTCAGACGCAGCATTACTCACCCCCTACCAGGCGCAGGCTTGGGCGTGCAGGTGCCTGCAACTGCTGAACGATGCTGTCGAGTTGCTCCTCCATAGCGCCGTCCGGGTAGTTGGTCTTGAGCCACTCCATGGATGCTGGTGTCCAGGCTGTACCCATACGTGCGCGCAGCGCCTTGGCTAGCTCGATGCGGTTCAGTGGTTTCAGCTCGACCGAGGCCAAGCCAGCCACGGTGACGCGAGTCTCCAGTTCGGTACCGCGCTTGGGCAGGTAGGTTGGCAACACGGTGTTGGCCTGTTCCTTGAACGGATCGATCTCGCCGTTGAACGGCACTGCTCGCGACCTGATCGCCTTTTCTGCCTCCGTGACCGAGCTGGTGCCGGTGGCGAGCTGGTCCAGGTGCTTGCGGTCCTTCTGCGCGGCGGTCTCTGGCAAGGCTCGGTACTCTTCGCCAATCACCCGGCGAGTGGCAGCGTTAGCCGCGAACCCGTTGTCGTCACGCTCAACACGCTCGACCACCTGGTAGTGCTCGCGGCCGTCGTCTCCAACAAGCACAACCTGAGCGCTATCCGCATCGCGGAACGGGTTGCGGGTAACCAGCACCTGGTCACCGACCTGCAAGTGCTGGATAACGGATACGTCGTATTCGGCGCCGCGGAACGGCACCCGCAGCCGGGCAGAAACCTTGCGTTTCTCCGGTGCGGCAATGGCCAGTTCGCGCATCGTCTCTGCAGGCGGTGCAATGCGCAGTTGCTCAGGCTTGATCGTCATCCAGGCCGCGTAGCGAGTGCGGTGATGTCGGGTGTGGATGGCGGTGGCGTTGTAGTGCCGCATCCAGCGTCCGGCCAGCCCGTTGATCTCGTCCAGAGTGCGCGGTTTCTGCATCAGTTGCAGGCCACTTTCAAACTCACGCTCGACGATGTTGTGGGCCTGCTCGACCTGGCCCTTGGCGCGTGCGTTACCGACTTTGTTGATGATCAGTTCGATGCCCAGGGCGCGACACAGGTTGCGGAACATCGAGGAGGTCATGGCCGCACCGGGGTCGGTCATGATCATGAAGGGCACGCCATGGAACGGGTCGGTATCACCACGCTTGACCATCGCGCTGATCAGTACATGGCAGAGGTTCTCCGCGCTTTCAGCGCCGAGCACGTAATGCACGTACAGGGTACCGCTGGTGTGGTCCGTGATGACGTAACGCCATAGGCGCTGTTTCTCGATGCGCTTGAGATTCTCTGGCTTGCCGTCGTAGAACTCGGCCTTATTCATGGCGCGCGCGCCGTCATTGGCCAGGTAGAACTGAGTGGAGATCGAGGCGTCGATCTGCCAGACGTGGTTGGGATGCAGACTGACCAACTCGACCGCTGGGGCCGGGCGCAGTAGTTGCTCAGGGTGCAAGCCATAGGCACGCAAGGCCCGGCCTATAGCGCTGAGCGACATGAGCGTGACTTCACCAGTACGGTGATCCACAGAGCCTGCGACGATCTTGCCGTTGTTGCGAAGACGCTCGACGGCGCGCTCCAGGGTGCTGAGTTGCTTGTCGTTATCGCGGATGGAGCGGATCAGCGTGGTACTGAGTAGCTCCGCCTCATCGCGAGTCAACGCTGAGGTGCCGGCATCGACCCGCTTCTTTCGGGGCTGGGTCACAGTGACCTCCTTCAATTTCCGGTACAGAGTCGCCAGGGAGATGCGCAGATCGTCCGCAGCCGCTTGGCACAGCTCTGTTCTGCTCGCGGTGGAGCGATCCAGCTCGTGTGCCAGGGCAACGAGGCGTTGAGTCATCACGGCGCTCATAGGCTTACTCACCCTGCTTGGCGGCTTCGGCCAACGCGGCCTTCACCGCCTCCTCGCTGTCATCAGCCATCCAGGTCGGCGTGGCACTGGCGGACGGCGTGGCGGGGATGTTGTATTCAGCGCGGATTTGCAGCAGTGCCCGCTCTACCTGGGCGAGCATGCCGGCGATGATCGGACGCTGGTCTTGCCCGGACTCTTCGCCTTTCTCGACCAGCAGTTGCACGGCTGGATGCAGTGCGCCGGCAATGGCGGCTTCGGCCGCGGTGGCCTTGGTGGCGAGTTCTTCGCGTCGTTCGGCCAACTGCTCATCCATCGGCTGCACGACCACCAGCGGCTTTCGCGCCAGTTGAGCAGCCAGTTCGTCGATCTTGGTGTTCTTGTCGGCGTTGACCTGGGCGAGGGCCTTCTTGTCTTCGCGGGCTTCGCGCAGGGCCTTGCGCAATTCCTTGACCGACATGGTGGCCACATCGTCAATGCTCAGCTCGCCGGTCTGGCCAGTGAGTTCCAGCTCCTGGATTTCTTCATCATCCAGGACGAGCATTTCGAAGAGCTTGGTCTGATTGCCAATAGCTTTGGTCAACGTCGAGTTGTTGCCCAGGCTGGCGAACTTGGCGGCCGACTGCATGAAGCGGGCAGCAACGTGACGGTCAATTCCCAATACCTCCAGGCGATCAGCGAACTCACCGTGTCCGCATGCCTTTTTCAACACCTGCAGGCCACGCCCCACTTCAAGGCACGCCTCTACGCTGCGGCGCATGTTGGCGGCGATGTCGCGCTGGATCAGGTCTGGGTCCGTGCAATCGGCCGGTAGTTGATAGCCCAGTTGTGCAGCCACAGCGCGGACCTGGTTGTCGTGTTCGGTGTTGAGCGCGGCCATTTGGTGCTGCTTGGCTAGCAGGGCCTGACCTTGCTCGATGTCATCTTCGAGCAGTTCAACAGCGGCTTGTGATTTGCGAGCCATCAGGCAACCCTCCGATCACCAGCCGATTTCCGATAGTTCATGGGTATTGCTCCTTGTTTAGTGGGCGCTGATGCGCGCCTGGATCTCGTTGATGCGTGCGGCGCCGCGCTGCAGCTCCTCGGCGGTGGCCATCGCGTATTGCAGAAAGCCGATGCTCGGGGCGAAGCGTCCGCTGTCGAGGCGAGTGGCGAAGCCGGCCTCGATCAGGCTGTCCATGTAGCGGGTGATGTTCGCCGGGCTCTCGCCCAGCGCCTTGGCCAGCTCGGCGTTACTCAGCCCATTGAGGGTGTGGCCGCGCAGGGCCTTGAGTACTCGCAGGGCGCGGCTGACGCTGTCGTGGGTGCGTTTGGTGCTCATGCGCAGCGCTCCATCGGAATGACGATCAGGGCGCCGGACTGGGTGATAGCGGCCTGGCCAGCGGTGGCTTCCGCCAGTTGCTGGTGGAGATGCTGGGCCTCGTTGCACCATCCTTCGGCACATTCCTCCATGCGGGTCAGCTCGGTGCGCAGGTACTCGTTCTCTTCGGCAAGACGCGCAGCTTCGGCGCAGAGCTGCTCATAGGCTTGCTCGTCCAGGCGCCGCAGCAGGGCCTGCAGGTCGATGGCCTTACTCATCGTCAGCCACTCCAAAGTCCAGTTGAGGGGTTTCTGCCTGGGCGACGTTGCCGTGGTGCCAAGCGAGGGATTCGAGGCCGGCGCGAATGGCGTCCAGGGTCTGTTCGGCGGTTTGCTTGCCGTCGTAGAAGGCCATCAGCGCGCCGGTGGCGTTGTGCAGCACGCCCTGCAGCTGCTGCAGGTCGCTGGCGTTGCAGGCCTTGCCAACCGGGATGTCGACCAGGAGCTTGCCGTGAGCTGCGGCAAGGTAGCGGGTGATCAGCGGCAGGCCGCAGGCGTGCTCCAGCGGCAGGATCAGGCTCAGCGGCAGACGGCCGTTGCCGATCCACTTATAGAGAGAACTGTGGTTGTTCTGGCCCAGGTGATCACAGGCCAAACGTTCGATTCCTCGGTTGTAGCGCTGCATGGCCAGCTGCGCGCAGCCGTCCAGTGCGTCGGCTGGCGAGCGCGGCACCCAGTGTTTCCAATTTCGACGCTTCATTGGATGGGGCTCCTTTGGGCCGTCTGAGGCGGCTTCCAATCAAAAACTCTGTTTTGCCCTTGGCAATGTCGTTACCAAATGGCCACTCTGTTGGGGTACATTCACCAACGAGAACGAGGTACGGGTTATGGCTGATCAGGCTTTTGCGGCGCGGTTTGAGGCGCTTGAGCGTGGGTATGTGGTGCTGGCTGGCTTTCTGCAGCAGCAGGGTGTGATTGACACTCAGCGTTTGCAGGCTGAGATGCGCCGCCACGCCGATCTGTTGCAGGTGCAACCGGAGGTAGCTCATTTCCTTGAGCACTTGGCTGATCAGGTCCTGAGGGAGTACCTGCTTCAGGCAGGGAAAACACCCGGCCAGGTTGAAAGAATCCTCCGAGAACAGCATCAGGATTGAGCGCTGGAGGCATGTTGTTGGGATCGACGCGGATCATGTCGCCCACCATCACGCCGGGCATGGTGGATACGTCGTAGTCCGTGCCGTTGACCACTACGGTCATGCGGGCGGTTACGCGGCGGTTTAGGGAGGCAACGGTTGCTGGAGCGGCTTGTGACTGCAGGCGATCACCCACGATACGGCCAGCGCCGATCAGCATCAGACGGTCGACCAACTTGCGGGTGCCCTTGGTGGCAGCAGTGCGATCGACGAACACCAGGGCCTGCTGGCGGGCTTCGGCCAGGTGTACGGCGATGGCTGCACTGTCACCAGGGGCGCAGGCGATCAGCGCGTTGAGCGCGGCACGCCAGGCGTCCATGGGATGGGGGATCAGTTCGATCTCCTCGGTCATGAGTTGCGGTTGATCGGTCATGGCGGTGACCCTCGTTAGGAGGACGGATGGAAGAACAGGAAACGGGCCGGGACTGGGCTCTGGAAGGCATCGAGGGAGTGATGCAACTGCTTCAGGCGTTAGTGCTGGCACTGGGCAAGACGGGGCAGCTGGACACAGCGGAGTACGCCCGTCTACTTGCGGACTGGCACAACCAGCAGATAGAGCCGGACTCGCTTCAGGACGTGCTGTTTCAGCGAATGCTTGGGATGCTGGTTGATGAACCCGAGGTGCTGCTGCGGCGTTCAAGGTTTCAACTGATGCCGGCACCAAGCCTTGCTGGCGAGCCCAAGCAGCCAGGCGCTGGCCAGAAGCCTGAAAACGATTGATGGACATGGCGGTGTCCCTCACTGCTGTTGTTGGAGGTGAAAGAATTAGGCGGCGACGGGGTCGCAGGCCTTGAGGCCGAGGGCTACGGCGATGTCGTGGGCCTGGCCGTAGTTGGCTTTGTCGAAGCCGTTGAGCACGCGGTACACAGCGTTGCGCTTGTAACCATGCTCTGCGGCCCACTGGGTAATGGTGATTCCGCGCTGGCGGAAACGCTGTTTGACCTGGTCAGGGGTCAGTGCCTTCTGGGTAGCCATGGCGGTGGCTCCTTGACTGGTTGCTGAATGATGTTTGTGTTTTGTTGGGTTGATGATGGTAGAGAATTTTCTACTCGTCAAGCGAATGGTAGATATTTATGAACCTTGGCGAGCGACTTAAGGCTGAGCGAGAACGCCTGGGCTACAACCAAACGGACTTCGCCGCTTTGGCTGGGGCTTCCAAGCACTCACAGATCAATTGGGAAAAAGGCGCTGCAGCGCCTAATGCCACGGTGCTTGCGGCATGGGCTGAGCACGGACTGGACGTGTTGTATGTCGTGACTGGAGTTCGGGGTCAGGCTATGACCTACGGGTCAAATGTGGCGTTGACGGCACATTTGACCAAAAAGGCCAATCCAGTCACGCACTCAGTCGTCGCTGAACCGCTTGGCGAGTACAGGCTCAATCAGCGAGAAAAGGCCCTGATCGAGAACTATCGGGGATCAGATGAAGAGGGACGGCGAGCCATGGAGAGCACAGCGAGTGCTCTGGCGCACAAGGACCGTGCGAAAGAGAAACGCCAAGGCGGCGAATGATGATTACGGAGATGCTGCGATGAATGATTTCAGTGAAGAAACCAAGCGAGAAGTCATGAAGTTGGCCGTGCAGCTGACTACGACTTATGTTGAGCGCCGAAACCCGGTACTGGATAACCGGGACCGACACTGGCTCGGCATAGAGGAGCGCAAGACTCCTCCACGCTTACCCGACATCATTGAGGGGATCTACCGTCAGCTCCTGGACGTCATGGGCAAGTAGCACTCCATCACTTGCTTGGCCGCCGCAGGTCCGTTCAGCCCCAGGAAAGCCAGCCAGAGCGCATCCATCCGCGAGCAGGACTGGGTGTCGGATATGTGCTCCTGGATGAACGCAATTATGCGAGCGGCCGCAGCCATGCTGTTGGCAGGATCTTCAGCATTGTTCTCAGTCTCGATATGGGAAGAGGCTTCACTGAGCTGACGCCTGGCCTCCTCTTCGATCTCTGTACGATAAGCTGCTAATGTGCGCCGGGACTCCTCAAGGTGGCGCAGGGCACTGCTTGGTATCTGCTCTACTGGCTGCTGATCGGCACATCCGGTCGCACCGTTGCTGGACTCGGGAGCGAAACCTTTCGGCAGCCAGTCCATAGGCAGATCCAGACGGCTCTCTTTGGCCGGTGCCAGCTCGCTTGCCGAACGCCATTCGCAGGCAGTGAACATCGGTTTCTCTCGTACCGTGGTGATGTAGCTGAAGCGCAGCCAGCCCAGCGCATTGCCATCCGGTCCGCTGAACGGTATCCAGAAATCGGCATAGCCATTCGGGAGTGGCTCCCCGAAGGCTATGCGTAGTTCCGCGCCCCTGTCGCTGCGGTGTCCAGCTTCAATCCAG